CGTATAGTTACCCCCGCTACCCAACAAGCCGTAGAGACTCGCCATGCTGAGATCATGGAAGCAATATTTGGTCAAGGCGACTTCTTTGATATTGAAGACAACCTCCAAGACGTAGGCGGCAACCCCATAGATGTTGAGTTAATCAAGGCTCAACTGATGGAAGATTTCAAGAAAGACAAAATTCGCAAGTCCATAGACCAAATCGAGTTGATGGCTGAAATTTACGGAACAGGTATTGGCGAGATCATCGTCAAGACTGAAAAGGAATACGTCCCTGCAACGCAGATGATTCCAGGTCAAGCGGGACAAGCCGCTATCGGTGTGATGGAAAAAGACAGAATTGGCGTGAAAATCATGCCAGTCAACCCAAAGAACTTTTTGTTTGATCCTAACGGCACAAGCATTGATGACTGTATGGGTGTTGCTATTGAGAAGTATGTCTCTATCCACAAGATTGTCCAGGGTATAGAGAAGGGTATCTACCGCAAAGTAGACATTACCACTTCTGGTGAAGATACAGACCTAGAGCCTACCCAAGAGATTAGCCAATATCAAGATGAGAAAGTCTTGTTGTTGACCTACTACGGCTTAGTTCCTCGTGAATACTTGAACAACCTCAAGGAAAACGAAGATATTGTTGAGTTGTTCCCTGAGAACTCAGCGGCAGAAGACTACACAGACATGGTGGAAGCCATTGTTGTGATTGCTAATGATGGTCAACTTCTCAAAGCAGAAGAAAACCCATACATGATGAAGGATCGCCCTGTCTTGTCCTATCAGGATGACACAGTTCCGAACCGCTTATTGGGTCGTGGCACAGTAGAAAAAGCGTTCAATATGCAAAAGGCTATTGATGCTCAGACTCGTAGCCACCTAGACTCACTTGCCCTGACAACTAGCCCAATGGTTGCGATGGATGCGACTCGCCTCCCCCGAGGAATGAAGTTTGAAGTCAAGCCTGGCAAGGCAATCCTCACAAATGGCGCACCTTCAGAGATTTTGATGCCCTTCAAGTTTGGTCAAACTGACCCCAATAACTTGGCTACGGCACGAGACTTTGAGCGTATGTTGTTACAGGCTACTGGAACATTGGATTCTCAGGGCATGATTAGCAATGTAGCCCGTGATGGTGGTCAAGGCGGTATGTCAATGGCTGTGGCTTCTATCATTAAGAAGTACAAGCGCACTTTGGTGAACTTCCAAGAGGATTTCCTAATCCCATTCATCAAGAAGGCGGCCTTCCGCTTCATGCAGTTTGACCCAGAACGCTATCCTTCTGTGGACATGAACTTTGTTCCTACGGCTACGCTTGGCATTATTGCTAGAGAGTACGAGCAACAGCAGTTTATTGGATTATTGCAGACGCTTGGCCCAAATACTCCCGTGTTGCCTGTGATTCTGAAGGGCATTTTGGCTAATTCAAGTCTGTCTAATAGGATGGAACTGATTGCTATGTTGGAGAAGATGGGTCAGCCTGACCCACAAGCCCAACAAATGCAAGAAATGCAACAACAATTGGCTCTGCAAGCGGCTCAAGCACAGATTGCGGTCAACACTACTCAGGCAGAACAGAATCGTGCAGAGGCTACCAAGTTATCTGTTGAGGCTCAGTTGATGCCACAAGAAGTTCAAGCCAAAATGAGTGCATCTTTGACAAAGAATCTTCCTAATGATGCTGATGCCAACCAAAGAGAGTTTGATAAGCGGGTGAAGATTGCTGATTTGATGCTCAAAGAGGCCGATATTAAGAATAAGAGCAAGATTGTTGAGTTACAGATGGCTGATAAGCGTGGAAAGATGGAGAATGATTTCTTAGACAGGCTTTCTAAGGAACTTTCCTAATGGATATCAATGATTTAGAGAAAAAACTAGGCATTGATGGACTATCTGCTGATGAGCAGATGGAATTAGTCGATGCTTTGCAAAAATCAGCCCAAACTAAACTAGAAATTGCTAATCAAGAGACTATTGGCAAGAGTACACAAGTTATTATCCAAGGCTTGAAGAAAATTAAGAGCGACTTGGAGACAAGGTTTAGCCAACTAAATGCCACCATTGAGTCAAAAGCCTCTAGTTTGAGGGATGGCAAAGATGGTAAGGATGGCAAAAATGGAAAAGACGGACTTGAGGGAAAACAGGGCGTACAAGGTAGCAATGGTCAAGATGGTCGAGATGGGCGTGATGGCTTGGATGGGACTGATGGTATTAGTGTCACCTCTGCTCGTATTGATTTCGATGGTAGCCTTATTATTGGGTTGTCTAGTGGTGTTGAACTCAATGTTGGTGAGGTTGTTGCTCCTGATCTTGCAGAATCCATCAAGGTTATTACTAATGGTGGTGGCACTTCTCAGTTTGTACTCGATACTCTAACTTCACTACAAACTCAGATAAATACCTTAATTCCTAGTCAAACTGGGAACTCAGGTAAGTTTTTGACAACTAATGGAACATCAACTTCTTGGGCAACAGTCTCAGGCGGTGGTGCGCTAACTTACCTAGGTACATGGAACGCATCAACCAATACTCCTACTCTTGCCTCTGGGGTTGGCGTAAATGGGTATTACTACATTACGGCAACGGCTGGTTCTACTAATCTTGATGGAATTACTGATTGGCAAATTGGCGATTGGTTACTGTTTAATGGAACAGTTTGGCAAAAGATTGACCAAAGTAACCTAGTCACAAGCGTGGCTGGTCGTACAGGTGCTATTACTCTATCAAATACAGACATTAGTGGTTTGGGTACGATGTCTACTCAATCTTCAAGCAATGTTTCTATTACTGGTGGCTCAATCACAGGGATAACAGATTTAGCAGTTGCAGATGGTGGAACAGGATCATCTACTGCCCAAGGCGCAATAAATACTTTAGCAGGTGCAGTCACAAATGGTAGTTATTTAAGAGGCAACGGCACAAATGTGGTGATGAACACCATACAAGCGGCAGATGTTCCCACTCTAAACCAAAACACAACTGGTAGTGCGGCAACTTTAACTACTGGACGCACAATAGCCATTACTGGTGATTTAGCATATACAAGCCCAAGTTTTGATGGTTCTGCCAATGTTACTGCGGCTGGAACGCTTGCCACAGTTAACACAAATGTTGGTTCGTTTACCAATGCAAGCCTTACAATAAATGGAAAAGGCTTAATAACTGCCGCATCAAGTGGTACTGCACCAGTTACATCAGTAACTGCGACAAGTCCTATTGCATCAACTGGTGGAGCAACACCTGTAATTTCAATGCCAGCCGCTACTACTACTGTAAGCGGTTATCTTACTTCTACTGATTGGACTACCTTTAATAACAAAGGTTCTGGGACAATTACCTCAGTAACGGGTACTGCTCCAGTAGTATCTAGTGGTGGCACAACTCCAGCAATTAGCATGGCGGCGGCTACTACATCAGTTAGTGGTTATTTAACCTCTACTGATTGGACTACTTTTAATAATAAAGGTAGTGGAACAGTTACAAGCGTATCGGCACTTACATTAGGTACAACAGGAACTGATTTAAGTTCTACTGTGGCTACTAGTACCACAACTCCAGTAATTACCTTAAATGTACCGACTGCTTCTGCCACGAATCGTGGTGTATTAAGTTCTGCTGATTGGACAACATTTAATAACAAGGGTTCTGGAACAGTTACTTCTGTAACAGCAACCTCTCCAGTAGCATCAAGTGGTGGTGCTACCCCTGCTATCTCCTTATCAAGCGGTTATGGTGATACGCTAAACCCTTATGCGTCCAAGACTGCTAATTATGTCTTAGCCGCACCCAATGGAACTGCTGGCGTTCCTACATTCAGGGCAGTTGTTGCCGCTGACATTCCTACGCTGAACCAAAACACTACGGGTAGTGCCGCTACCCTAACAACGGGCAGAACAATAGCAATTACTGGAGACTTGGCTTATACAAGCACTAGTTTTGATGGCTCTGCCAATGTGACTGCCGCAGGAACATTGGCAACAGTCAATAGTAATGTTGGTTCATTTACCAATGCAAACGTCACAGTAAATGCAAAGGGATTGATTACTGCTGTTTCTAATGGTACGGGTGGGGGTGGCGTAGCAGTAAGCAACGACACAACTACAGCAACAAATCTGTTTCCATTGTTTTCAAGTGTTACTACTGGCTCACCATCAACAATATTTACAAGCAATGCCAAGTATTTGTATACTCCCAATACTGGCGACTTACAGGCTTCACAGTTTGTAGCATTAAATGGCTTGGTGGTTAATTCAGCAACAGTAGCAACTAGTTACTCCATTAGCGCAGGAAATAATGCTATGAGTGTGGGGCCGATAAGCGTCAACTCAAGCATCGTAGTAACAGTCCCAACAGGCTCACGCTGGCTTGTTCACTAAGGAAATATATGGCAATAAGTATTGATGGCACAACTGGTATAACTTTTCCCGCTGGCGGTGTGGGTAACCCTGCAAGTGCAGTTGTTGGAATTAGCGATACCCAGACGCTGACAAACAAAACTCTAACTAGTCCAACGCTAACAACTCCCGTTCTTGGTACTCCATCGTCAGGAACGCTAAGTTCTTGCACAGTTGACGGCACAGATTCTGTGGGGTTTAGGAATCTCCCTATTAACTCTCAATCTACTGCTTACACATTGGTGCTTGACGATGCTGGCAAAACAATTTTGCATCCAGCAAGTGATGCTAATGCTAGGACATTTACCATTCCATCAAATGCAAGCGTGGCATATGCGATTGGTACAGCAATCACATTTATCAACATGACATCTCAAGTGGTGACTATTGCCATCACTACCGACACCATGTATTTAAGTTCTGCTGGAACAACTGGCTCAAGAAGTTTGGCGCAATATGGTTCTGCAACGGCATTAAAAATCACCTCAACTAATTGGCTAATTGCTGGGAGTGGGTTGACATGAGTGGCGCACTTCAATCAGTTTTTATGAATCAAAGGTCTTCTGCTTTTACATTGGACTTTAAATTATGGGCTGGCGGTGGCGGTGGAACTGCTGGTGCTGATGGATATGGTGCTGGTAGCGGTGGATTTGTAGCGGGAACATTGAAGGTGAACGCTGGTACTGTACTCAAAGTTGTTGTGGGTGCTGGTGGTTCTGCTGGTGTTGGTGGCAAGGCTGGCGGTGGCGGTGGTTATTGCGGGGTATTTCTCACATCAGTCTCTCATGCAAACGCTCTGCTAATTGCTGGTGCTGGTTCTTCTGGTGCAAGAAGTGGTCACGCTGGCGTGGGTGGCGGTGGATTAACGGGACAAGACGGGACTGGAACTAATGGTTTCGGTGGAACTCAAAGCGCAGGTGGCGCAAGTAGTGGAACAACGGCTTCGGGAACTGCTGGCTCAGCCTTGCAAGGTGGCGCAGGTGCGTATGGCCCATCTGGAGGTGCTGTCTATGGTGGCGGGCCTGATGGTGGTGGAGATAATGCAACCGCTACCTGCGGAAGCGGAGGCGCAGGATACTACGGCGGTGGTGGCGCAGGTGTTACAGGCCCAGCACCAAACTTTGGCGGTTCTGGTGGCGGTGGCTCAAGTTATCTTGGCTCGGCAACATCAACCACAAATACAGTAGGAAATAATGGTTCTACTGGAACTGGTGGTGCGGCAGTAAATTCTGGAGATGCACAATATCAGACTAATACGAACAAAGGCGGTAATGGAGGATTAACGCCAGTTGCAGGTGGGAATGGTGCTTGCGTGTATCGAGTGAATGGCGGTTCGTGGATTGTGTTAAGTTATACAGGCGCAGACCAAACAATAAATGTGTAAGAAATAGGATAATTATTTATGACACAAGTAGAATTAGCAACACAGGTACAAACTTTAAAAAGTTCTTACGAAAATGCACAAATGAGCAAACAAGAATTTAAAGAACTTGTTTATAGTTTGTTTGAGCAAGGGACAATGGCAGATGTATATAAAACATATACTGACTTAAATTTACAGCCTATAGTGGCTTGAATTGAGGTAAAAACTTGACACCTGAACTACAAAAGTATTACGAGTCCCGCTTTGACATGATGGGAACAGACGGGTGGAAGGAGTTAATGGAGGATATTGACACAATGATAAATTCTTTGAACAATATTAGTACAATCCCTGATGAAAAAAGCCTACAATTCAAAAAAGGCGAACTTTCTATCCTAACGTGGCTAAAAACCCTTAAACAGGTCAGCACACAAGCGTACGAGGAATTGA